TACTGGCACAGCCGTGGGGCCTTTGTCCACGCCGACACCCGTAGCACGAAAGCAACGTGGCTCTGCACCACGCCGGGAAAGTACCCCAGCACGACCTACAACAAGTTCGTGCTTCCCACCATCCGCCGGGGCTGCACTGGGGACGCGAACCGCAGTGCGACGATCCTGCTCCAGAAGCTCCTGAAGCTGAAGGCTGATGGCCTGTTCGGAGAGGGGACGGAAAATGCCCTGATGAGGGCGCAGGAGGCGCATGGCCTGACCGTGGACGGAATCTGCGGCCCTGCATCGTGGAAGGCGCTGTCTGGCGCTGATAAGTACCTGTGAGAGGAGATAAGACCTATGACGAATAGCAAAGTGTCCATCGCTACGCTGGCTCGTACGGCCGCTCTGGCGTTTGCTCTGGCAAATCAGGTTTCCAGTACCGCCGGGAAGCCCCTGCTGCCCATCGAAAGTTCGGAGGTCGAGCAGTTCGTGACCACCGGCCTGACCATTGCCGCCAGCGTCGCTGCTTGGTGGAAGAACAACAGCTTTACCGCTGCCGCCATCGAAGGTGATAAGCGGATGAACAGCCTGAAGAATCAGGTTCACTGAATGAAAGGAGTAACCGAATATGAATGAGTTTACGAGAAGTCTGCTGTACGTTGCCCTGCTGGTCTGCGTTCCCATCGTGACCGCCTGCATCAAGAAAGGCATTGCAGTTGCCGTTGATGCAATCAACGCCCAGACTCAGAACATCAAGGTGCAGCGGCTCGTCCGGGAAATCGGCGATGCCGTTGCCAATGCCGTGGCCGCGATGAACCAGACCTACGTCAACGACCTCAAAGCCGCCGGGACGTTCAATGAGGCCGAGCAGAAAGAAGCTCTCATGCGGGCCGTGTCTGCCGCTCTGAAAAGCATGAGCCGTGACGCACAGGACTACATCAAGAGTAACTTCGGCGATACGACCCAGTACCTCGAAAATCGTATTGAGGCTCAGATCGACGCCAACCACGTTGCCGCCAAGCAGGCTGCTGTCCAGAATACGCTGAATCTGGGCTGAGTTAGCGTAAAGTCAGCGTAAAATGATAATCCCCCTGTACCATGACCCGTAAAAAGGCTGGTGCAGGGGGATTTTTTTGTTTGCACGGAAATTCCGATGGAACAGCTCCACCAGAAAAATCAATTCTCAAAATAGCCAAATTTCGTTATGTACTTTTGACAAATCCTTCTCAGAAAGTTCCAGACATTTTCCAATACACTCTTACCCGTAACCAAAACGTAAATCCAGAGGCTTTTCAGAGGCTCCCAGCGGCTCGGCATCAAATAGCCAGTGGATATAAAAAATATTTTGAAAAAATTAAAAAACAGATTGACTTACCAGTTGGGTAAGTTATAATGATACTAAGATAAATTACCAAAAAGGTAAGTTATCTACAATTACCGGCATCCGGCTGGTAAGTTGGAAGCACGAGCAGGAGGTGTAGCAAAATGAAAGGTGAGTGCAGTATGACAGCTCTGGAAGCCTCTCGTCTGATCAACTGGCTGAAAGCTCACGGTCATACGGACGAGGAAGCGACGCAGTGTATCAAGTGCATTGCCGGAGTCCTCGACCCGCAGACCGAGGAGCCTAAGAAACAGTAAAGGCTAGGTCCCCCCACAAAGTTTGACAGCCACGTGGGAACCTAGCCGGTCGGAACGGGATGGGACCTGCCCCATCTCGTTTCGATTTTATCAGTATAGCAGGGGAAAGTCAAGAGGTTCATAGCTATGTTTGATTTGCGTGAGCATAAGGATTTGATTCGCAGGTTGGTTTCTGAGGCCAACCAGAACGACCCCAACTGGGAGTGGTCGGTCAGACGCCTCAGCAAGAACGTGGCCTGCATCTTCTGGGGTTACCTCGAATACTGCGATGAAGCGGAGTTGTCGTTTTCAATCAAGCTCGGCGAAGCCGATGGCAGATGCTGGGTTGAGGCTCGTAACCAGCACGGTTGGATACTTGAAAGTGAGATTGTAGCTGACAAGAACCTTCCATTCCTGAACTGCCCGATTGACAAGGCCATCGAGAAGATGGTTCGCTGCATCGTCAACACCGCTCATGCCTGCTACTGAGAGCATTGCCCGCTGGTATGCAGCGGACATCGGTTTTGCGGTAGTCGGCGAGCTGACCCGCAAGCCAGAGTGGGACGGCATGGCCAACAGCTCGGAAATTGGGCTGTCTGGCTATTGCCGGGTCTGGGTGGATGAGGGCGGCAACGCCTACTACGTTCATGGTAAGGAATGCGCCATCATCGACCCGGAAGGCATGGCCTATTGACCGCCGGTAAACTCCCAGATGTACTCCATAAATTTTTTCGGTAAATCTTTGCTTTTCGTTTGACACCAGAGGTGGGTAAGTTAGAATGAAGATACAGAAAAACATACCAAAACGGTAAGATTATGGAGGAACAGACGATGATGAAACTCGAAGCTATGAAGTCTTACATCCGTGAGAACAACCTCACCCACTTGGTCAAGGAACTTGTTACTGGAGCCGACATGGATGTCGCATCCGCTGTTGAGTACGTTTATGATATGAAGACGCTCAGCAAGGCTCAGTTCGCAAGCAAGTACTTCGGCTGATTCGAGAATGGAGGCGTGGAATATGAAGAACGAGTACATCGTAGCGATTGACTACAGCGCAAGCTACAAGCCGATGACCATTGATTACAAGATGCTGAAGGCGGAGAACCTGCTGGATGCCATGAACGAGGCCGAGCAGTACATGGACAAAGAAACGGTCTACCTTCTCAAGATCATGAAGCGCAGCGGGGCAGCTCACAAAGTCAAGGGCGTGGATGCACGAGAAGCCACCTACACCGACGTTCTCACCAACCGGGGCAATGGCTGGCACAGCACCGATGTAGCTCACTGCGAGCAGCCTTGGATGAGCCAGATGTGGATGTACAGCAACGGTTTTGTTGACCTCTACTACTGCGAGGAAGTCCGACCCGCCTGTACGACATCCTGATGAAGTGAGGAGGTGTAAACGATGCGTTACCAGATTGTTTACTGCAAGCGGGGCTGGCCGCTCACCATCTGGGCCGACAACGTGGACAGGGCACGGAAACTAGCCGAACAGCTCCGCAGCACTGGCTATTCCGTCGATGTGTGGCAGCACACCAAAGACGGAGCACAAAAAACCAACATCTAACCTCGCCTGACGATGGCCTCTGGCAAAGGCCGAAACGCCCTGCTGGGCGTCGCGGGAGCCACCCGTAAAGAAATTGATACTATGGAGGTTTTAGCTATGAAAAACGAGAACATGACCGCTGAGGTGACCCGTGAGTGGGAGAACGACCCGAACTGCTTCCTGCGGATGCTGAACAGCCCCGCACAGCAGCGGAGCCGCGCAGCCCGCCGCCAGAAGGATGCCGACCGGGAGCGCTTCAACAATGTCCTGAACGCCGTTGCCATCGGCGCAGTAGCCTTCGCCGTCACCCTGCTCGTTATCTGCTTTGTTCTCTGATGGAGGATGGCAATGAATCCGATGTATGATTGCTCCGGCCGGCTTGACCGGTTCGGCGGTATGACGGAGCCGCCTGATGATTACTATTTCTCGCACAGAGAGTCTGATGATTCCTGCAACGAACAAGTGGAGGAGGACTGTGACAATGAATAACTCGCGGCGCAAGCGTATCAGCAAGATTGCAGATGCCCTGAATGAGCTGAAGGGCCAGATTGATGAGCTTTACGAGGAGGAGCAGGAAGCCTTCGAGAACATCCCTGAGAGCTTGCAGGGGACTGAGCGGTATGAGGTTGCAGAAAATGCGGTCGATATGCTCGAATCTGCATCCTCCGGCCTCGAAGATGTCATCTCGTTCCTCGGAGACGCGGAGGGCTGATTTATGGGACGTGGCAATGTTTATGTGACCGGCTCGTATGAGGGTCTGTTCTACATCGACAACGATGATCTGCAGGTCTGGCGTAAGGACGGCCCTGACGGAAAGGAGCCTGAAATTCGGATGATGGCAGACATCAGCCTTGATGAACTTGTTGCCGATGACTGGTACGTTGATGAAATCGAGAGCAGCTACAAGGAGGAAGACGTTCTCAGATGCTTCTGCGCCGAACTGCGGAAGCTCTGCCCCAGCTTCCAGCCTGCGGCCAACTCGAACGTCTGGCTCGGCAATGAGCGCCGGGTCATCCTCGAAAATGAGCTGTTTTACATCTGTGTGGAGGACAACGAGTGGTCGCTGGCCGTCGAGCTTGTCCAGAAAGACGGCTACTCCGACTGTCAAAGCGCATGGCTGGCCGGCCTTCAGAAACGGCGCTATCGGGAATACCTCGATAGCATGAAAAAGGCCCTGCTGG